AGTCTATTTATGCGAACCAGCGGTCAAGTGGGGTTCCACAAGCAAAGTCACATAAAGCAGCGTTCCATCTAGCGTCGTTATAAGTAAATTCAGGAACGGTAGATCTGTCAATGCTGTACGGGTCTTTCACAATGGGACTAGTCAACTCACCCTTAAAAGCATTAAGTAATAGGTTGTAACCGAACGTGGTCTCGTCAATCCAAGAACGCAGCTGACCATGGACTGCCTGTCGCATAAGCGTCCATTGGTTTCTGGTTAAAACCTTCCAAGACTGTTGTCCAGTAAATAAAGAGCGGCGGATCTTCCTCATAAGTTTGACGCCATGCCTCGAGTCCACTCCGTGTTTGGATAAGAAATCGACAACTTCGCCTGTCTCAAACTTCTTAACTACTTGACCGAACCCACCAACCCCGTTATCCCTCATGAAATACATCGACATGGCCCAAAGGAATTTAGTTCGGTATTTATTGCTGACTCGGAAAAGCATGTCATCGCCAGCTTGAAATTGTATGACGGCTCTATGACGACCAAAATATGGTATATTGTGTCTATCACATATGTAAGCCACTATTATTATATAGTGGATCGTGTTGGTCCACGTAGTAAGCGCATGACCAGAGAAAGTTGTGGAATCGACCAACATCGAGGCCATTCGGAAAGATTTATCCTTGTTCGTCATAGTTTTGTTTATAGCTCTAGGTAGATAGAAGGACACCTTACGAAATCGAGAGCAAAGGCCGTCCAAAACATCTTGGTATATCGTGGATGGTATGTTCAATTTACGCAGTACAAACGGGAAGACGTTGCGTTTAAAGTAATAGTCAATCTCTCCCAAATATTGGTTAGAAAGTGAATCACATCGACTGATATCGCCGTACGTCCAGGAACCATCATTAATATCGTTTATGGAGTTGTCAATTCGTTCCTCAAGTTCTTCACACGTTGTAGCCTGGACAATAGCAGTGCCTACGATGTCTACTTGTTTGCAAAGCTCCATGACGACGTCTGCTATACAAGGCTCAATGAGACGACTAATATCAGATGGTAAGATTATATTTCGACCAGAAATACCACTAACAAGCTTGTCTGGTTGGAACTCTTTCTTTGGGAAATTGGTATATGTGTTATTATAAAAAAGCTCACCCTTTTTATATGAGTCCCAAGTACGACGTAGGAAAGGTTTCTTTTCTGATGGTGCTTTTTCCAGGTGTCGTAAGAAGGCGTCTTCAAGCGAAGCAGAGTCAATCGCACCGAGGTTGGCAAGAACTTTGTCTGCGAGTTTTATCTTATGACAATACTTGTACAAGACACCTTTTAACCTTGTGTCAGGAGCCGACTTAACTCCAACGTGTCGATTAAAAAAAGCGGTTGTGGTAGCGGCGGCCGTCGTTTCGTGCATCTTTGGTATTCTCTCTAACTCACTACGTTGCAGACCAGTAACTCTAGCGATGTTGTAGCCGTTTTGAGTTTTCGAAGTGGTATCGGCAATAAATTGCCTCATGTCGCTCGGGTTACCTCGAAGATCAGTAAAATGAACAACCGGAGCTATATGAGAATAATGATTCTTAGCTTCTAGATTCACAGTGGTCAGGTCCGACGCAACCACGACACCTGAATGATAATCGAACTGATTACGATCTTGAGCAAGTTCTTTTCGTATTTCGAAGTCTACACCTCCAAGATAATCAGCATCAATTAATAAGGGGCCGCCAGCGAGTTTGATACTCCGTATGACTTCGTTAAGCTCTGAAATCGATATGTCACCGCGTAAGTATTTCTCAAGGGGACCGATGAACTCTTGACGATAAACAGATTTATATGATTTAATCCACGCCTGAGGAGAGCCACGTGGTTTAGAGAGGAGGGATATCTTAAAAAACTTTGAAAACATTGACCTAAACAGAGATGGTAAAGTTGAAGTTTGTACATAGTTAGTAACAAATGTGTCGTCCCATCTCTCAATGTTTTTCTGGCTCGCAAATGATAACACAACTCGATTAAAAAGAACGCGCTCGTTATAATGTGAGATGCACTTGGAATACATATACAGCAAGGAAGGGATAGAAAACAATATAGCGTTCAGATTGGATGCGAGCGAAAATGCCGCTATCAAGCTATAGTAAGGAAACAGATTGATGACTAAGCCAACAACGAAGATGCTAGTTGACACTACGACTTCTGGGTCAACAGTGACATGTGAATAAAACGTCTCGGCGGAAACCTTGAAGCACATAGTAGCTTCGTACAGGTAGAATAAAAAGTATACAATATGTGCCAGAAAATCGGTGATCGTGGGTATAGTTTTGAAAACGAAAAGTACTTCTATATTGGCAATCTGCTTGATAAACTCACCGAACCGACCGGCTCTGCGTAAAAGTTTAACTTTACAAGCTTGGG